AATACTTTAGACAGCTCCCTATACCGGGGCTGATCTATCCTTTAGCAAAAAACAACAAGAAGAAGAGAAATGTCTTCTCAGAAAATAACGGAAACCCAGTTTAACAATGACACACCACAACCACGAACATCAGAAATGGCATCCAGCAGAGGAGCTTAATGGAAGACTAGCTATGATAGGCATAGTCGCAGCTCTACTCAACTACGCTTGGACAGGGCAAATCATACCCGGTATTTGGTAATGCCTAAGCCAGCTGGTAAGAAGAAGTACTCTGCCAAGCAAATGAAGATTGCCAG